CAATTCACAGCTGAAAGATTGATGAAATCTCAAGGCAGAACAGCAACAGCTGATAATGATGTAAATGCTATCGCATCAATGGGAATGATTCCTCAAGGTTACAGAGTTAATAACTTTTTAACTGACACGGATGCGTTCTACATCATCACAGATGTACCAAATGGTATGAAGTATTTCGAAAGAGCACCTATCACAACTAAAATGGAAGGTGACTTCGATACTGGAAACGTAAGATACAAAGCTAGAGAAAGATACGTATTTGGCGTATCAGACCCTAGAGGTATTTTCGGCGTAGAAGGTGCGTAATACTTACTAAATTAAAATTAAAAGGGGGCTTTCGAGCCCCCTTTTTTTGTGATAAAGAAGAAAGGCAACCATGAAAAATTTCCGAGTACAGATCAGAGCATACGGCTATTATGCTGATTTCAATGTTAAATCAGAAGATAATGAAAATGCCTTTAATGATGCACTAGTTGACAAACTAGGAAAAAATGATATAAACTGGGAAAAAGATGGATTTAGTAATCTATCTAAAATATGGATAACCTATGAGGAGGTTATAAATGCAAATCCAGGTCAGAGATCTCTACAAACAGAAGAGGGGTCTAGAGACAGAATGGGCAATGCACCAGCGTGATAACCAAAGGTATACGTTGGACATGGTAAGAATTGACAATAAAATTAGAGAGGTTGTCAGTGCAATCAAGCAAGAAGAAGCTAGATTAGCAAGTCTTACTAACAAGATTGAGGACGCAGCGCCCCAAGTTTCAGTAGCTACTTAATAAAAAGCTACATCGCGAAAATCGCAACTTCATTACAGGCTCTCTTGCACTCTATAAAAATCTACTATATAACAAACTCACTATACAATTATTAAAGATCATAGACGCGTATAGTCGACGGCCTAGAGACTATGATCTGTAAACTAGGAGGATATAATTATGGCAAAAACTACATTTCAAGGACCAGTAAAATCTTTAAGAGGATTTGTTACTGCAGGACCTGATTCGATTGTTAACATCACAGCAGAAACTACTTTAACTTTTGCTGCTCACGCAGGTAAAGTTATCAAAGTAAATGATGCAGATGGAGCAATCACACTTCCAACAATTAAAGCAGATAGCAAAGGTGCTTCTGCTGGAGACAATGACCCTAATGCACTTAACCATTTAGGAGCTGTTTACAAATTTTTTGTAGGCACAGATTGTACGGACTGCGATATTAAAACAGACGGAACTGACAAATTTGTTGGTCACGCAACTGTTGTTAACGTAGCAGACGGAACAAACAGTTCATTCGTACCAGCATCAGCTAACGATGTTATAAGTATGAATGGTGGAACAACAGGTGGCGACAAAGGTAGCACGATTACTATCACGGCACTTGAAGATAACGTTTATTTAGTAGAGGCTATGTTGATCGGTACAGGTACTGAAGCAACACCTTTTGCTAATAGTTAATAGATACGTGGGTGGGAAACTTTAAGACTTTTTGATCTTAATACCCACCCGCACCAATAAGGAGATAAAAAATGGCAACATCAGACCAACAGTTTTCTTGTAGAACTTCTGACGGTAGATTTGGTAGAGCAACAGACGCTACAGATGCTTTCTTAGCATCAGCTAGAATAACTTATATTCAAGCTGAGGGCGTGGCTAACAGTAATATTAAAATCTATGATGGAACAGATGCAACTGGAGCTTTAGTATACGAAGCTAATTTTGGAACTGAAGGATTAGATATTTACGTTCCAGGAAGTGGAGTAAGATGTAGAACTGGAGTATTTTTAGATTTAACTAACACGACATCAGTTACCATCGGTTATACTGGTTAAGGAGAGTAAATGGCTAACACTACTTCTGGGACAACAGTCTTTGATAAAAATTTTTCTATTGATGAAATCATAGAAGATGCATACGAAAGAATTGGGCTTCAAGGAGTATCGGGTTACCAACTAAAAACCGCTAGACGTTCTTTAAACATAATGTTTCAAGAGTGGGCAAATAGAGGTTTGCATTACTGGGAGGTTGGTAATAACGATATTACTCTTGTTGCCAATCAAGCTGTTTACACAATTTTTAGATCCTCTGATGATGGCACATCTGATGCTACAGCTATTTTTGGTGTAGATGATATTTTAGAGGCAGTTTTTAGAAACTCTTCTAATGTTGATTCACCACTAACAAAAATTAACAGATCTACATATCAGGCTTTATCTAATAAAACAGCCACAGGACAACCGTCACAATATTTTGTACAACGGTTTATAGATAAAATTACAATCACATTATATCTAACTCCTGGAACTACAGAGGCTGGTAAAAAATTAAACTTTTATTTTGTAAAAAGAATACAAGATGTAGGTGATTATACAAATGCAACTGACGTTCCATATCGTTTTGCACCTTGTATGGTATCAGGTTTAGCTTTTTATTTAGCACAAAAATATGCTCCACAAAGAGCACAAGAAATGAAATTGTATTATGAAGATGAATTAAATAGAGCTTTAACTGAAGATGGTTCATCAACTAGCACACATATAACACCAAAAACATACTTTCCGGAGTTAGGATAATGGGTAGATTTGCATCAGGTAAATACGCAAAAGCAATATCAGATAGATCTGGTTTAGAATTTCCATATACAGAAATGGTTAGAGAATGGAACGGATCTTTTGTGCATATATCTGAGTATGAAGAAAAACAACCACAGCTTCAACCAAGAGCTAAATCAGCTGATCCTCAGGGTTTAAATAGAGCCAGACCTGATAGAACAGAACCAGCTACACCAAATTTATTACCAGGCAATCCATTTAGTTTGACTTCAGGGTCTGCAAATGTAACAGTAAAAGAACCTAATCATGGTAGATCCAATGGTGATACCGTTAGATTTAGAAACGTTGATGGTAGTCCTGGTGGATTAGCATTTACAGTCTTTGAAAATGCGTCAGGATTTAGTATAAGTAGTGTAACAACAGATACGTATGTGTTTGGTGCAGGATCAAATGCAACGATAACAGAAGAAGCAGGAGGAATGACAGTAACAGCAGGACCAGTTACTCAACAATCATAATGGCAGGAATTAGTTATAGCACTTTAGTTACACAAATTAGAAACTACACAGAGGTAGATTCAAATGTTTTATCTACAGATCAATTAGAGAATATTATTTTAAATGCGCAATATAGAATTATGCGTGACGTTCCTATTGATGCAGATAGAAAACAACAGTCTGGAAACTTGGTTCCCGGTCAGGAAACCATTAACTGTCCAGCAGGTGCCTTGTTTATAAGAGGCATCCAGGTCTATGATTCCTCATCTGTGCTCACAGGAACTAACGTTTGGTTAGAAAAGAAGGATGTAACATACCTTCAAGAATATCAACCCGTTACAGGAACCTCTGCAGCACAGGGTAGACCAAAGTATTATGCTATGTTTGGTAATGCTACAGGAGATGCAGACACTAATTCTGGACGTATTTTCTTGGCACCTACACCTAATACAAACTACAAATTTAGAGTTCACTACAACAAAATGCCAGCTACCTTAGAATCTAGTAATCAAACTAACTATATTAGCGTAAACTTCCCAAATGGCTTATTATACTGCTGTCTAGCAGAGACTTACGGCTTTTTAAAAGGCCCAGCAGATATGTTGACACTTTATGAAAACAAGTATAAACAAGAGGTACAGAAGTTCGGTGGAGAACAAATCGGTAGAAGACGAAGAGACGATTATACTGATGGCACTGTAAGAATATCAGTTAATTCACCAACACCATAAGGAGATAAAAAATGGCAAATACATCGGCAATATGTTCAAGTTTCAAACAAGAACTTTTACAAGGTAAGCACAGCTTTGAATCATCAGGCGGTCATACTTTTAAAATTGCATTGTTTGATAGCGACGCTACATTAGGAGCTTCAACTACAGACTACTCAACGTCTGAAGAAATTACGAATACTTCTGGAACTGCTTACACAGCAGGTGGAGCTACTTTAACAAACGCAGGCGTTTCTTTATCTTCAACGACAGCCTTTACAGATTTTTCTGATGTCACTTTCAGTTCAGCAACGTTTACAGCAAACGCTGCTTTGATCTACAATACAACAACAAATGGTGGATCAGGTACAACAGATGCAGTTTGTGCGATTGCTTTCGGTGGAGACAAAACTGCAACGAACGGAACTTTTACAATTCAATTCCCTACAGCAGACGCTACAAACGCTATCATAAGATTAGCATAGGAGGACCACCATGTCGGTTCAATCAGGATGGGGTCGATTCACCTGGGGCCAAGCGTATTGGAACCGTGATGCTTTACTTGCAACTGGTTGGGGTGCAAAAGCATGGAATGACGGTGAGTATGGTAATCTTGCTGATGAAACAGTTTCATTAACTGGCATATCTATTTCATCTTCTTTAGGATCAGTTAACCTAGTAAGCACAAATATTATTATTCCAACTGGAATATCTTTTACAGGATCAGTTGGATCCATATCTCCAGTAATTCCAAAAACTGTAGAACTTGGAAGTTTATCATTTAATGCAAGTGTAGATTCATTAACCACAACTGCAGATGCAAATATATCCTTAACAGGTCAAGCTATAACTGGTGCCAACGGTGTGATTACACCTGCAGACCAAGTAATGGGTTTAACAGGTCAATCATCAACTGTTCAACAAGGAACAGCCGTTGCACCAAACGAGGACGTAACTTTAACAGGTCAATCAATTACATCAGCCCAAGGAACAGCGATTTCATTTGTTGGAACTGCTGTATTTCCATCAGGATTTTCTATTACATCACAACAAGGCACAGCAATTGCACCGAACAATGCACAGACATTAGATGGTCAAGAAGCTTCATTAAGTGTTGGAACTCTTGTTGGCCTAGGTTCTTCGGTTGCAGATTTAACTGGTGTTTCCATGACAGGTTCTGTGGGAAGTATCTCACCTGCAGATACGATGGGATTAACAGGTATTTCTGCTACAGCTTCTGTAGGATCAATAGATCCAGCGGATCAAGTTATGGGATTAACAGGAGTATCAGCTACTTTAAGCGTAGGAGCAGTAAACGTATTGGCTTACGCTGATATTGACACAGGAAGTAACACATCGTATAGTGATGTTTCAACGGGTTCGAATACTTCTTATTCGGATGTTGCAACAGGCTCAAATACAAGCTATAACGACGTAACAGGAGAAGC